CTCACAGCTCAAGGCCGTCAGTTTAACGAGTCTGACTATGTTCTGGTTATGCCAGTGCAAATATGGGAAATGTACACCTATGATGACGGACACTCTCAAAGTGGTTTGCAATTTGGTAGTCACTTTGGGTTTAAGAGTAATCGTTTCTTGAGAGATCCCATAATGGTTCAGACTAGTACTTTAGACCTCCGGGTATTAGTGGCTGGCGATTACCAGATTCCCCTTAACGATGCTGCAGTTGATTCTGTAGCTAACCGGAAAGGGTACCTCAATTGCTCTGGGATGACAAGAGAGGAGATTAAAATATTAAATAAGATATTATCGGGGAACAAGCGAACAAGCCCGTTCCTCATAGATCAAGATCTAGATTTAGAAATTGGAGAGCAGGAAATCTATGCTTATCATGTGAATCCTATAGATGCACAGGCTGGATTAACCTATTCTAGTTCTATGGTGAAGACACTAATTAATAAACTAGTTATGAATCATAGATATTATGAAGATTTACTATGTGCACAGAACTATTTAGTAAACTGGTTGGCTCATCCAGCAACCGAGACGGTTGAAGCACACTGGTGGACAGGCTTACACAGAACGTTAAGCCTACCGAAAGTTGGCTTGAAAAGAGCTGTCTTTCCTTTCCTGATGGAAGGAGAGGCAGTGTGTTTGAGTGCTGATGCTCTGAATGCTTATCAAAAGGCGGAAGCTTTTAGTGAAACGTCTTTATGTACTTCACTGTTACGCAATACTGCGTGGTACTGGGGCGAATATCTATTTAAAATAAATAAAAAGAACTCTCTTGAATTGTTGCGATCCTTGGCCTATCCAGATGATACAGCCATTGAAACCTTCAATAGAGAGCCAGTTATGGTCTCGGCCGTATTGGGAGAGAAGGTCACAGTACCTATCTATTCTCAAACTGGCACATACCTAACTACAGGCATATCTGTGAACCACAAAAACAGAGTTCGGTTTGGTAGAATTAATATTGATCATATGGCTGATTATGGGTATGAAGAGCGCAATAACAGTCTCATCTTCAATAATATAGTAATCCCGGGATGTGCCGCTTTGATAGTCGGTAAGTCGGGTAGTCTACTAACGAATACGCCATATGCATCTAGTTTCTTGTTGTGCGGACCAGAACGGGCTAGGAACAACTTAAGATTTGATTTATCCTACGAGTTCTATGATTTGTGGGCTCTCGGGGTGGTGAACCGCTGGCAAGGGTTTGACGTTCATTACCTGAGCACTTCATCTAACAGTGAGCACCGTTCATTTGCAGCAAACAACGTGAGCATCGCCACACCGCCTGTCTTGCCAAGAGCAGAGGACAACCAAGTGACTTTTAAGTTACAATCCATACGTCCTAGAACACATGAATTTGGGGACCCCATCGATAATAGGAATGGCATCGAGTGCAAATTCATTTGGACTAGATCGGACAGTTACCCAGTAGAAAAAGTTGATCACTGGGCACCTAGGTGTAGCGACTACATAACTAGTCACCATGTAGTTAGGAGTTTCAAAACAGTAGTCACAGATGTTCAGCACTATCAGGTAGCTGTATTTGGTAATTACAACATTGATGAATCGTTTTTTCACTTCGACATGGTGAGGTCAGGCATACCAATCCCAAGTGTCAAACCTCAGTTAGACTTACGAGAGGAGGCACCTGGAGAACCACCGACAATATCGACTGGAGAGCCGCAATTGATTCCTGCGGGTCAGGAATAACCCAGAGAGATCTAGCAAAGCTAGATATAATTGGTATTGACCTCAATACACCTGATGGCACAAGCAGGCTTGGTAAGTCCGATCTGTCTTTTAGTAACAATGTTCCGGTGACTTCAACTCTCGATGAGTTAATTGATACTAGTATAAACACTCATAATAATATCAAAGGCGGCGGTAATATGGGAAGGGGTAGTAAACCGCCAAAAAGAAAGAATTTCGCGTATCCAACTTCTGTACTTATAACAGACAAGTCTATTGTCTCTGTACCTTTTGACTATTCTACACATAATTTATACGATATTATACCAGGTGTATGTATGACAGGAACTTATAATTATAACCTTGAAGGTGTTTCAGTCCCTCTATTATGCCAACCTATATTCGAATCTAATCTAACCTTACTTTATTTGAGTAATACGTATGATTTCCGCTGTTTGAATGAACCTCATAATCTGCGATTATCAAGAATACAATTTGGACCTAATTTATTTTCTTATGGTTACGTGTCTAGAGTTGATATACTTAGGTACGCACTATATCTTACACATGCGGGGGATAGGAGAGCTAATTACACATACAGACCTAACTCTATAGTTAAGAAGTGGTGTACTGGTGAGTCAAGTCCACCTATATCTAGGGTGTCTTCAGCTCATCTACGACATGTTTCAATTTATGAAGTCAGGAAATTAGGATTAGATTTCTTTATTACCGGAGGCAGGTCCTGGATATTACAGTTAATTAATACTCTTAGTGGATTAGGGATGCAAGAAGCTCTCTTTGTAGGGTTGTTAACATGGGTTGCTAGCTTGCCGGATAATATAGCAACTTTAATAGCACAAAGCTCCATCTGGACATGG